ACACTTCCTCTCCGTTATAAAACAATATAACAGTAGGAATGTATTTGATGTTTAATTTTTTAAATTCATCTTGAGCTTTAGACATATACAATGTTTTTGTATCGTATCTAAAACCTTTTAATGATATTTCGTTTGCTTTTACAAAGTTTGCACTATATTGAACAATCTCAATGTCCGATTGGGCAAAACTCGCAAAAGTCAGAAAGTACACAATTATTACACATAATCTCATCTTTGTTTACTAATTTGATATAATCTCTCATCTATCTTTTGAAGTTGGTCTTTGACTTCTTTTACATCTTCATTTAAGACATCTGTTTTTTCTTCTATTCTTAAGATAGATGAACGAACTAACTCATCTTTATATTGAAACTCTACAGGATTTACACTATTGTTTTTTAATGCGTCTATATCATCTGTATTAGTTTTTACACTTGCTTGTAAGGTAAAGTATATACCAAACAAACTTGAAAGCCCAACAACTGCACCTATAATCTCTTTGAGAGATAAACTAAACTTGCTTTCAGGATTCAGCTCTGCCATTACATTTTATTTTCTATGTAAGACACGCCCATAAATCCGTGCATACCCTCGTTATCAATATCTATAGCGTAAGACTTCCATCCGTAGGGATGATCTATACTTACGTTACCCTCTTCGTCAGTTTCTTCAATGTCTTTCCATAGAACGTCAACGTGATACTTTTCGGATAGTACTGGTGCTTTTGTTTCGTCTCCGTTCTCATCGTATTCGCCTTGTTCAATAACAATGTTACCTAACTTAACGATAGTATGTTTGTGTGAAGGTACATCGTTTCCCTCTTCATCTTTAACACTCGGTAAAGCGTTTATTTTGCTTAGTGCTTGTTCTTCCGAATCAAATTCGTATTTACTTACTTTTATCATCTTTCTTTTTTTTAGGTTTCCATTCTACTTCGCCTTTCCACTCTACCTCTACAATATACTGATCTTCTTCTTGATAGTGTTTGATCGTATGCGAGTGAGGTGTAGGTAAGGCATCTACTTTTTGTAGAGCTTCTTTTCTATTTTTAAATTTATATTTCATATCTAAGTTGTTAATTCTATTAATTGTGCATCTGTTAATGCTTCGTTATATACTGCTAAACCTTTTACTTTTCCGTAAAAATTATTTGTATTGTTAATATCAGAAAAATCTATTCGGGTAAATGTATTAGCAGCATTTACAGAACCTGAAGTATCCTCTATAATTTTAGTTCCATTGACATAAAATTTAAAGCTATTTACTTTCCAAGAAAGAGCAATCTTATTTATTTCAAAGACATCTAATCCTGTTGCTGTTGAGTCTATTTGAGAAGCACCCCCTACCCTGTAAAAAGTTCTCCAAGATGTAGCCGAGTTATTATTTATAAATGCTACTCTATTATTATAACTGTTATCTGATATTTGTATATAAGAATTAGGCGTTAAACCATTTAAAGCTACTTCTGCATATAAAACACCCTCTGTACTATTTACACTTGGTTTAGAATTGTTACAAGTTTCAGCAGCTCTTGTGATAGTTGTTCCTGCTGTGGGTATGTATGATGTAGCGTATGATTGCTCCTCTAACATAGCACCCCACATATAAAAAGTACCTTGTGTACCATTACTTTTGACTTGTGGAAATCGTGAGTTAGAACTTGCAACTTGTGTAACACTAAACCTTTGCCAATTATTAGTTGTATTTACAGGTATATGCGCTGAAGCTATACCACCTATTTCAACAGTTAAATTACTATCAGATTTTAAAAACACACTAAAAGTATAAGTGTTACCACTTGTAACAGATATATTTTTTTGAATTTTAGTGTTTACGTTTGTGTCTGTAATCGAAATTAAGGAAGCATTTGAAGTATTGCTTGGTGATGTATTATTGTTTGATAATATACTAATATTACCTTGTGTAGTGTAACCACTAAAATCCTCACTAAAGGTTAAAAGATTCGTAGAACTCGGCTCTAAAAGTAAATGTGGTTTATCTTCTACTACTCCATTTGTTATATCGTAACTTAATCTTGGTCTATCGCCTTGTACTTCTACTACGCTTATGTTTGTTACTTCAAAATTGTTTGTTACTGCATTACCTCTAATTAATACTTTTGTATCGTTTGCTGCTCCCTCGAAAACATAAGTGCCATTTGCAGTTACATTTTGACTTAGAGGATGTCTTAAGTTAACAGTACCACTAACATAATTTTGTACTGTAAATGTTACTTTACATTGTACACCTGAAGTTATTACATTTGTTTGTTGCGCACCTGCTAAGGCAGCAGAATTATTCATCTTTATAAAACTGTTACCATATTCTACATCTGTTCCTAAAGTCCATCTATCATTAGGATCAACTTGTTTTACTGATACGTTGTCTATTTTGTAGTCGTATGTTTGCCCACTAAATCTACCTTGTAATTCTACCCTTGCATCTACTGCAACTCCATAAAACACATAAGTACCATTACCTGTAAATTCTGATTCTGATTTAGTAAAAGGGTATCTTAACCTTAAATCGCCTGAAACATAATCACTAACAGTTAATTCAACTCGGTATGTTTTACCAATAGTTGCTACACTATTCTGAATTATATATATAGGACTTGTAGAATTTACATTTACTTTACCTGCATTTATTGTAGCACCTGTTAAAGTCCAATCAGAGTTTGAAGCAAAATCTCCGTTAGTTACTAATTCGCTTCCTAATTCACTAAAGTTTCCGTTTTGTACTAACTCACTTGAGAAATATCCTACTTCTTCTATTAAGCCATCTTTGTTGATTCTGGTTGCGCCTGTACTTCTATCGAATTGGAAGTCGCCTTTACCATTATTAGGTAAAACTGAATGTAGCTTAGAATCGCTTACAGCACTTGGTATTTGTAATAAACTTGGTATCATAATATATAATTGTTTATATCGGATTCTACATTGTATTCTTCTACTAAACCTAAATAGCTTAATCTATTGTAATAATTCATATATAGTTCGTGGTTGTTGTAGCCTGTTAGTTTCTCTAATTCTAAGTCAGTAAGAGCTTCTTTAAATACTGCTACCATTTTTGTTTTAGCAAAAACTTCTTGGTCTGTTACTTGGTTAGAAAAATTAAATCTTGTTAAAGCACTTGGTAGTTGAGGAGATACAGCACTATTAGCTAAAGAGCCATTCACATATAGTTTTAAGTTTGAAGAATTGTAATTGAGAGCAATCTTGTTAAATTCTTTTAAATCTATTAGTGTGTGCGAAAAACCTGTACTACTTGAAGAATTTATACTAAATACGTTAATTGATTCGCCACTACTGTTGTATCTAATTATAATTCTGTTATCATTTGTGCCATCATTTATTGAATAAAACATTTGATAATCATTCGTTAAAGCAGCAGTTTCTATATATAAACAACCTGCGCTTGGGTTAAATAAGTCGCTGTTTCCTGCATTGTTTGCTGAATCTTGCGACCTTGTAACTGTACTTCCTGAAGTGTGTATTAGAGATGTTGCGTATGATGCTTGTTCTGCCTGTCTGCCATATATTAGAAACTTATCTCCTACTACACCACTGTTAAAAGCACTTTCACTCATAGCCATCCATTTAAAGTTGCTTTTTGATGCATCAGAGCCTGTTAATATGTTACAAGTGATTCTATACCAATTATTTTTATAAGCTATAATTTCACAATTATAAATATTAGTTGCTGATTGTGATGTTGCTCCGTTAGATTGAACAGCAACAAAAGTTCCTGTATCTAAATTAAATTTAGCATATTGATTACCTATATCTCCTTGATAAAAACCTAAGCCAAAAAAATCTCCTGTAACTTTTTTTACATAAGCACTTATAGCATAAAGAGTCGCATTAGAAACAGCAACAGATTCTACTTTTGGTTGTGAAGCAGAGGTTACTTCTATTTCTTGTGCATTATTTATACCCTCAGGAGATAAATTGTTAGATGAGTTTATTTGAAGGTTTGATAAAGAATTACCTCCACCATTTGATATATCATTAGATTTTAGTACTAAATTTGTTCTGCTTGGCTCAAGCAAGATACTCGGCTCTCCGTTTGTGTAATCTATTCTTGGTATGTCTAATCTGTCTGTTGTTTTTAGATAGTCTTTTGGTTGGTCGCCTTTTACTAATTGTACACCCCATAAGTAAAGACCTGAACTTGCATCACCTACAAAACTATATGTATCATTATTACCTATTGCTATAACAACCCTGTCTGTAGCTCCTGCTGTTGTTGTTAAAGAACATCTATACCATCCATTTGGCAACAAATTCATAGTAGAACTTGCAACTGTTCCTGTTTCAGTTTTAACCCCTGTATTTAAATTAAAGGAAACAAAATTACCTGTAACTTCAGTTTTTCCTATTGCTGCTTGTATGCAATTATATTCTCCTTTTTTAGCAAAAAACGATAAAGTATAAGTGTTGTTATCATCTAAAGTAATAACTTGGTCAATTCTATGATTGTTATTATCAGTTGTAGGTATTATTTTATATACATTAGTTGTGTTTTGTGGAGAACTAATTGTACTTAAAGAATCTGTAGTTCTTACATTTACCCATTGACCAATGTTTTCAGAATAAGATGCTAAATTATAAGGCACATCTTCTATAAGATAATCTTCGTTTACTCTTGTTCCTGTTGAGTTTCTGTCAAAGTCAAAGTCGGCATCTGTTATTTCTTTTGCCGATACATTATCTAAAATAAATGATTCTCCAATAGTAGCGTTAAACATTTTAAAAACAATAGATGTATTTGTTTGTCCACTTGGAGCTGTAAAAACATAATCAAATGCGCCAACAGAAGTTAATTCTTGTACACTACCTGTATATGTAAATGAATTATTTGCATTAGCTACACCAACTTTTGTGCCTGACAATGATTTTAACTGTGCTGTTACTTTATAAGACCTACCTGCTATTGTAGTAATATTTGTTCTTACTCTTGTGTCGCTGTTTGCTGTAGCAGTAATTACTAAACTACCATCTGTAACATTTAAACTACCTTGATATGCACTAAAAGATGTTGTGCCATTAGAAAAATCTCCATTAGTAACAAGCTCTGAGCCTAAAGCATAAGCAGGTTTTATAGAATATAAGTAGTCCTCAGCATAAGCTGTAGGTGTGGTTATTATGGATGCTTTTTGTAGTAAACTCATTGTATATTCTCTAATAGTTGTATAGTCATTGTGTTGTTCTCGTATATCTGCACTCTTCTCCTAAGATCAGAAGTCAAGTACTCTACTATATAATCATCTCCCCAACTATTGGTTGTTGTTGCGTTCCCCCAATAACTGTAGCTGTATGATTTTCCCCAATCTATCGTATTTGCCATTTAAATACTGTTTTAATTTTATTATATTTTTTTCTTTCGGTTTGTATCTCACAATACCCATCCGTTAAATAAACCATCACTATCTGGGTAAACATCGCCACCCTGATTTTGATTATACTCAGGAAATAAATTACTATTATTATTAATGTAATCTAAAAATCTCTGAGTGTAATACTCTGCTGTGTTTCTTGCTTTGTTTACTAAATAGTCTACTTCGCTTCTTGAAACTGTTTCTGAGTTCTCGCTTGTATGCTTAAACACTCCTCCGTTCTTTATTTGATATGCAGCATAAGGTATATACTCTGCTTGTGCATACCATATCAACATAGGCTGTACATATTTGTTTAGTAAGGTTTGATAGTTACCTGTAACACCTGATCCTGCTATATCAGCTTGTAGCTTTTCGTAAAGTTTAGTTCCTAAGTAGTTTCTTATTTCAATCTCTTGTGCTAATTTGATAAACTGTATAAACTTATCAGTATCTGTATTACCATCAATGATACTATTCTTGACTAAATCTGTTCTTGATATGAATAATGCTGTTGCCATAATTATCTACTTATTCCTATTCTTTTTGCGTATGCTGCTGTATATCCTTTGTAAGGCATATTCTTAGGTTTCATAGCTACTTTCTTTGCGTTTTTAGGAGGTGTAAAACCTCGTCTCTTAGCTTCACTATCATACAGCTTTTTACCTAAACTCTTGTTGCCGTCTTTTCTTAAATAGGTTCTACGAGACCAATAATGTTCACATCTTGCACCACCCTTATATAACCATATAGAATATGTGTCAGAACCCCCCTTACCAAACCCTGCATTTACAGCTATTTGATCCATAGCTTTTATATCTTCTTTACGATAAACCTTTTTAGCTCTTACCATTTTTTTACAAAACTCTCTTGAAGTTCTCTTAACTCTATTAGGACTATAATAGTATCTTACTAAAAATGTATAACCTAATAATTTACTTGCAGGTGTTTTTCCGTCTTGTTCGCTTTCTCTATAAGGTGTAGCCTTTCCTACTCTTGCTAACTTTACTTCGTCATTAGTTTGTTCTATAAGCTCATCCATTTCATCGTCAAACTCATAATCTACTTCTGCTTCATCTACTAAATCAAAATCTTTTAACAGTTCTTCCTCATCTTCTCCTAAGTCTATTAAGTCTTGTGCTATGGAATCTCTAAAGTCATCTTCTTTGCTTAACTTAACTCCTGTTTCTTCTTCTTTAGTTTCTTCATCTTCAATATTCTCCATATCTACAAATTCAAGTGGCTGAAGCGTTTTAAAGTATAAATGCAAAGATATATCGTTGTAAGCAAGTATTTGGTCAAAGTGGTCTATTAAAAGTCCTTGAAAGCTCTTAATTACAAGATTGTCAAACAGTATAGATGCAGTCTTTAATTCGTCTGCGTTGTTTCCAAGACCTGTGTCATCCTTAATTCCAAATAACATAGGACTTACAATTCTGTGTGCTACCATAATTTTCTTAGAACTTTCGTTGCTTAAGAACTCGTATTGTTGGTGTGCATCACTTAACTGTACAGGCTCTATACTTGCAGCAGTTTCAGGGTTGTCGTTAAATGCTAAAATAAATTTACCTGCATTACTTGAGCCACTAAACTTTTCGTAGATTCTTCTTTCTATCATTTCCCTTTGTTCAGGATCAGGAGTTCCATTGTTGAAGTTAATTAACATACTTGGTGCAAGTCCGTTTAGTATGTTGTTTAAATGGAAGTTAGATATCTCCTCTTCTAATTCTGCGTATTGTGTTCCCCCTTGATAATCTACAGGACTATAATACTTAAAACCTGCTCTATAAGGCTTTATGTACATTATTTCGAGTCCCTCTTTAGAAGTTCCAAATGCAGGTATTCTTTTTAATTCGTTTCCTCGCTTATACTTTGACCAATCACTAAAATAATAGTAACCCTCTATTTCTCCTTTTTCGTTGCACTTCTCAGCTCTTAACGTCTCGATAGGCATATGTTCTAACTGTACAATCTTGCTTCTATCTTTTGAATAGATAACTTGCACAGCACATTGACCCATTAACTTAAGATCATAACATAACTTTCTTACACAATCATTGTTAAACAATGCTTTCATTTGTGCATATTCATTAGGCTTTTTGCTTGAGTTAGAAGCATCTAAACCTCTCCCAAATATCATTTCACTTACACCATTAATAATAGCATTGTTTGTAGGACTTCCGTTGTATCTGTCTATTAGATATTGAAAGTAGTTGTTATCTTCTCCGTATTCTATAAAGTCTTTACCTCTTACTTCTTTAACTTGTGGAGAAGTATAAGTACTTAAATTTACAATACTTAAATCTGATTTATTTTTCATATTACAATATAATCATTATCAAAGACATCGTTGCCTGTTGGTACTGTATATTCTCCACTATTGACTGTGTAAGAAGCTACTGCTTGATCAGTACAGAAAACTTTATCTTTATATATAACATTACTTCCCTCTTTTATAGTAAGGTCATAAAATCTTCCCTCTACAAGTACAGGACTTAATGCTTGTGATACTACTAAATAATTTTTATCTGTAGAAGTGCTTATAGATGAGTATGTTGTTGAGGTATTTGTTGAATCGTCTCTTAGTATCATACTCACACTTGACGCATAACTTCTTGGTATTACTTTTAATGTCTGAGCTGATGCAGATGTCGTTAAGTGTATCATACTTATATAACGTAATAACTTTATATTTTGTGTATAAAAAAAGGGAGGTAAAAACCTCCCCTTTAAAACAAAACTAAAAATTAATGAAAACTCTTATAAATATAAGAAATTATTTTTAATTAGGTGTTATTTGAGTTGCACTTGCATCTCCTGTTACTACAGTACCTGTAATAAAGAATGGAGGAGCAGTTTCTTGTGCTACCATTGTTAAAGTAAAACCACTTAGGTCTCCCATA